TATCGATGACGGACACGTCATAAGGTGTGGCCCTATGTCAGCCAGAGACGTCATGATAGTTTATGATGGAAATCTTAAACATTACTATCATGACAAGAATGCGAAGCCAAAACGCGCGACGTTTCTAGACAGTCTATTGAAACCATCCGAAAAGGTTGCACGTACTGTTACTGAGAGGCCCATTGTGGAGCATGTGTGGAAACACGGACAAGATTTAATCGACGTTCTGAAGTTCTACGACTGTAACTATGCCACGTTTGCGGTGCTAAACGACTTCCTCGACGTCAGCGGTCCAAAATTGTTTTCGGGTGCAGTTTACAAGTTCCTGCCTAGTAGTGAAAAGCTATATGGTGTGGATCTACGTTGCGGTGGAGCTACCCTGACCACTAATGAGGTGCTGACGAGAGTCTCCGATGATCTGCAGTTAGAAGACAGGGACAATTTTGGTCTACGGCAGACATACATGGACTATGTTAACGAATATATTCCTAGGAGTACTTCGTCGTTTCTCTCAGCCATGGTAGAGGACAAGGGCATCGTCAAGGAGGTTAGACACGTCAAACCCGCAAGGGATTCTTACCTTCTTACTGGTCGTGTCGAATACAATTCTCGCCAGCACTACGATCTGAATTTCCTCAACGAGGAGACTCATACTATGGTGGGTAATAAATTTGTCACAGGTACCATTGACATGGGCTTCATGGCTCCTTTAAATCAACGTGGTCATCCTAAGACAAATCAGGTGAAGTACAAAGCACTAACCACCGGTCCCGCTCTTGTCTATCTCAAAAATAGCCAATGGCAGACAAATCATGTGCTGCAGGAGAGGTATTTGTCTACGGCCACTTCGTCTATGATGTCTATTGCTGGTGTAAATACTGCCAAGTATATAGCTGATTTGTTTGTGGATGAATGCATGGACCCGAATCTGGACCTCGTCTTGGATGAAGAGACCATGAACGGACTGCAACTGCGAGCTTATGGTGATATGAGAATTCGTAATTACCAGAAGCAAATGAATGAACTGGATCAAGCGGGTGCAAATGTCTGTCGGTTTCAACTAAAGGACATAGAGAAAGTGGCGAAAGACAGCATCAACATTGCCAAAGCTGGACAAGGTATTGCTGCGTGGTCAAAAGTTGCACAGACAAAGTTTATGATTCCTTTCCGTGCATTGAATGCGGCTCTACTGAAAAGTTTGAAACCCAATGTTGTTTACGACAATTCTTACTCAGAGGAAGAATTTGTCCAGAGGGCCAATGTTGCACTGAATCAGACACCTACCATTGCAAAAAATGGTGTTATCGATGCCACTGCATGTGACGCCGGTCAGAACGCATTCACTCAACAGATAGAGAGATATATCATCAAGCGCTTCGGTGTGAGTGACGAGTTTCTTGACAGGTACTTTTCGTTTCGTTCGTCCTACATCTTGCAATCTGACCATGTCAGAGCGCATGTTAAAAATATAAAGACGAGCGGCGAACCTGGTACACTGTTTGGTAACTCGATTCTGATGGCAGCTTTAATGAATGCACTCCTGAGAGGAGAAGGTCCGTGGGCTATGTTGATGAAGGGAGACGATGGTGTAAAAAGACAGGCGAACCTACAGTACAATCCAATTCTGGTGAAGGCCATAAGAGATAATTGTACTCTGGATTTCAAATTGGATATTGATGTGCCTATGCAGTTTTGCGGTTATGCTCTGGTTAGTGGGATGTTAGTGCCGTGTGTGGAAAGGAAATTGGCAAAAATCGCCACACATAAATTCAAATCTTACGAACACTTCAAAGAATATCAAGAGTCGTTGAGAGATTGGGTTAACAGGGTACCAACAGATCCTACGCTTTATGCAATATTCATGAGCGCGAATGCTGAAGTTTCCGGTGTCTCATACTCAATGGTGGAGAGTATGTTTGAACAAATTGTCTCCTGGTCGAGAGTGAGTGGTGCTCAATTTGAGCTGGAATTCGAAGATAGAGTTGTTATTATGGATGAACAACCTATCGATTACTCCTTAGCTGCAGTCGACACTAAGCCGATGAAGTTTTCCACTTCGTGGGCCCCAAGAGAGCTGGGGAAGATGGTCGATTAAATACCTGTGTAAGTATTAAAACTACACGGCCTTAACAGGTGTCACCACAATTGCGAGTGATTGCTTTCGCAATACTATAATAATATAATATAATGGTCAATAGATGCAAATCCAGACTATTTGAGCGACAACAGTATCCGAGCTAGACTCGTAAAGGTCTGAAGTGGCTCTTTTAGCAAGTATGATTCCCGAATGAAAGGGTGTTAGTTTATTGCTGCTCTGTAGATAGAG